TTGTTTTATCAAATTTGAACGGAACTGGAACCGGATTAATAAAAATATCATTATCGTAGCTTAAAAACATAATTCTGCTAATATCATTAATCCCGGTATCGGTTTTAATGTTTAATAATTCGCTGTAATAATTTTGAACCTGAAAAAACAAGTTTTTAAACTCATTCGCATTATTAACGGTATCGGTTAAAATCATACCTTTCAACCCATTTGAAGGACTTTTAAACAGTGTTAAAATATGTTTATCGTTTTTTAGCTTGTTGTATTGTTCCGGTGTATATTCTACATCAATATCCAATTGTACCAACCCTGTAAAACGTTTTATATTGGTATCGTTCCGGCTTGTATTCGGTTTTAATAAACCATGCATACAGATTGCAGGCAATTTTAATTTTAATGTATTACGTTTGCTTTTATCCGGTTCGTTCCGTATATCGTTTATTAATGGTTTGAAATTTCGTTCCGGTGTGGAACCGTTTTTGATGAAAATGAAAACATCATTAATATTAACTTCGTTGTAATCGTACACCGATAAAGCATGGTTAAACAGATTTATTTTTATATTTGTATTCATTTCTTTTAATATTTTGATACGTTAAAGCCTTGTAAACTCGCAATTTACGGGCTTTTTTAATTTATTACTTTTAAAATTCGTTCCACTTCGGTAATAAAAAAAGTGCCTTTTTTCATTTTAGAATTAAAAGTATTAATAGGCATTTCAATTTTATCGGATACAAATTTTAACATTATGCCTTTTGCTTGTATCGCTGGTTTAATTTCCTTGTTTATTTCGGCCATGATATTATCAAATTCAATTTGCAAACTTTTTGCCTTTTGCAGCTTTGTTTCAATTTTCATTTTATTAGCGTTTTAAATTAATAATTCCACAAATGTAATAAACTTTTTAAATACATTGCAAGTGTTTTTATTTATTTGTTTGTTAATTAAGGTTTATTTTATTGTTAATAACTGTATAAATGCCATGTAAATAATTGATTATTATTATTATATATATTTTTGTATTGTTAATAAGTATTGATAATAAGCAAGTTAAAATAAAAAATAAAATAATTTCACATTTATTAAACGAACGTTTGTTAAATGTGAAACATTTTGTATCTTTGCATCGTAAAAACTAATAAAAACAACGTTATGAATACAAAATACATCGCATATTACAGAGTATCAACAACAAAGCAAGGTTTAAGCGGCTTAGGTTTGCAAGCACAACAAGCAGCTGTACTAAATTATATTGCACCGGAAAAATTATTACAATCCTACACCGATATCGAGAGCGGTAAAAATAATAATCGTATTGAATTGTTAAAAGCAATTGAGAGCTGCAAAAAAAATAGTGCAATTTTGGTAATTGCTAAACTGGATAGGTTAAGCCGGAATTTAAATTTTATCAGTTCGTTAATGGATAGTAAAATTAAATTTGTTTGTTGTGATATGCCCGAAGCAAACGAATTTACAATACATATTTTTGCAGCATTGGCACAACAAGAACGTAAAATGATAAGTGAACGAACAAGCAATGCACTACACGCGAAAAAACAACAAGGAGTAAAACTTGGTACACCTGAAAATTTAACCATCGAAGCAATAATAAACAGTCAAAAAGTACGAACTGAAAAAAGTTTATCGAATGAAAATAATAAACGTTCGTTTGCTTTGATACAATCACAGGTAAAACAAGGATTATCATTTAATCAAATTGCAAAAAATTTGAATTTAGCCGGCTTTTTAACTGCAAATAATAAACAATTCAGAGCGGAACAGGTAAAACGAATTTACAATAAGTACGAAAAATAGTAATTAATCATTTTAATTAGTGATTAATCACATTTGATTAATGATTAATCGTTTTAATTAGCGAAAAATCACAAATAACAAAAAAAGCAGGTTTTAAGCCTGCTTTATTGTTCTGTTAAGTTCTGTTAAGTTCTGTTAATTAAGTTAACAAGTTTTTGAAGTTTTCAACCAGTTTACAAAACGGTTGACAAAAGTTGACAGTGGTTGACAGTTTTATTTATTCGTTCCCGGCATCGGTTCCCGGTGTTTAGCCAGGCATCGGTTGCCGGTGTTACTCAATAAACATTTTATTGCTTATAATCGTTTTTAGCTGTTTAAGTTCTTTTTTACTTCGCTTAAGTAGTATTCCAATACCGGATAAATTAAACGTTTATAAAGCCTATAAAGTAGCATAAACACCGATTGAACGAATTTTAACAGATAAAAAAAAACGTTGGTTATTTCTGTTTTCATATTATTTGTTTGTATTGGTTGAAAAATGACTGAAATATATCTGTTTTGTTTTCAGGTATAGTAAACGTTCCGTAAATGGTAATATCATTATTAAACGGATTTTCATTTTTTTCAATAAATTCAATACTTAAATTATCAAAAAACTTGCTTAATAAATTTATAATGGACTGTTTTGTTGGTTCGTTATTTCCGAAATATAATTCAATTGTTTTCATGCTTTATTTATTATTTGGTTTATACTTAATACCGTTTATTATTAACGTTTTACCCGATTTATTAACGTTGCTTTGTACCCTACAATCAGTACTACAATAAATTTGTTTGTGGTGCTTATAAACATAAGGTTTATTACAATGCAAACATAAACGGATATTGTGATCAAAAGTAACTGTACTACCTGTTTTTATAGTATCGTTATTACGATTTTCGTTAATACGATTATCGTTATTAATATCAAATCCGATTGGCTTTTTATTCGTTCCGGTGGTGGTGGTGGTGCCGGTGGTGGTAATTGTTGTATGTGCTAAATGATTGTTTAAAGCTACTAAATAAGCGTTATAACGTTCGTTTATTGTTTGTTCTATTATACTGGTTGTATTATTGCTTATTTGCGAAGTAAACAATTTTATACTATCGTTTATCACATCTTTACTATTATTTTCGTTGTAAATTTTATGATAAAAAAAGGCCATTAAGGCATTACAAATAAACTGAATAAACATTATAACCATTACTATAATGTAGTATTTTTCGGCTTCGCTTGTTGCATTGTTGGTATTGCTTTTCAGTTCGTTTACTTCGCTGTTTTCAACTGCCTGCAAATCGCTTTTTAATTGGTTCCTTAAACCGGATAACTGATTGTAATAATTATTAACACTGTTTATTTGTTCGGTGCTTAGGTTGCTTAATTTGCCGTTCTTCCAAAGTAATGGATTGTTATTAATGGTTTCAATAGCCTGGTTAATTTCGGCCTGTGAAGATTCAAAGCTCTGTATTAATAAATCTTTGTTAGTTTGATATTTGGCCTTTATTACTTCGCTGTTATCAAAACGTTTTATTGTATAGCTTGCAAGGCCGTTCGTTGCAACGTAAAAGGATAACGAATAAAATAAAAGCACACCGATAAAATAAGCAATTGCATTTATTACTAATCCTTTGTAAAGAAATTTAAACGTTTTTAATAGAAATAAGGCCGTTAATATTTCGATAATAAGCACGAATAAAACGGATACGGTAATTATCACAGCTTTGTTAATTTCCAGTAAATTCTCAAATTTGGCTACAAAAAAATTATATCCTGAAAAAACAGCAATGCCAATAGTGACTAATTGCAGAAAAAAAACAAGTAATATAATTAATTGGTTTTCAACTAAAAAGCTGTGTAATTTAGCTTGTTTTGTGGCCTGTTTTGATATTAAGCCTGAAATGTTTAATTTTGTCATTGGTATTAAAATTTAAATGGTTTGATACTATTGCAGCCTGTAAAATTTGACCGTTTGAAAGGCTGCTTTTTTTATTTATTTAATTTCTGTTTTAATTTCGATATTTCATAATTCCATTTTACCGGATGTACGAATAAAATAATACTGATATACAGTAAAATATATTTAATCCTTTGCATTTTGTTCCGTATCGAATAATTTTAAATCGTTGGAATCAATAAGGTATTGATATTTTAAACCTTGTTTTTGCTTAACTGCCTTTAATTTACCTGTTTTAATATACTGCCTTATTGTTGCTTCAATAACATTAAGCCTTTCAGCTGCCTGTTTTACTGTTAAATAGACTATATCCATATTTTTAATTTTTAAATTTACGCAAATATAAATAAAATAAATAACATACGTACATTAAGCATATTATTTTTATTAATTTTTTTTTATTTTTACACCGGATAACTACCAATTACTAACAACAAACTAATAATTACTAATATATGTACATAACAGTAAAACAAGCAGTTGAACTTACCAATAAAAGCCAATCTACTATAAACAATTACTGTAATAAATTCAAAAACACCGATAAAATAAAGATTGTTAGTAACAAATATTTGATTAATAGAATTGATTTACTGCAATTTTATAGCATTCCGGAACCGGATATACTAACAGATAATAACAATACTAACAACGTTAATAATACCACTAATAACGATACTAATTTTATAGAATTTTTACAAACTGAATTAAGCGAAAAAAACAAGCAAATAACTGAATTACAAAAACTTTTACATGAGAGTAATGTTAATATTAACCAACTAACAAACCAACTAAAACTAAGCACCGGAACCGGGACAAATACCTCCGGGACAAATAACGATTTTAGCCGGGTAAAGGCGTTTTTTTATTCAATTGGATTAATAACAAAGGATAGTTTGTAATTTTATAACAGAATTATAAAAACCTTATAATAAACCTACCTTTAAACCATAGCAAAAACCAAAAAAAACGTTTATTCATTTCGGCATGGTTCCGGAATGGTTCCATTGGTGGTTCGTTGTTATTCTTTTTTTTACATTCCATAAAAAATAAACGGCCTTTTTGTTTTATCATTATTTTTATTTAACTTTGTATAAATTAAATATTTATATATGAATACGGTTAAAAATAAAGGTTCATTTACAACTAATAACCAACCACTCGAAAGGTGGGAGCGTTGGACAAAAACAGAATGTGAAAAAATATTCAATAATGCTTTGTTATTGTCTTATAGTGAATTAACACTAACAAACATTGCAAATAAATTAAATGTTTATACACCTGTATTCGATTATCTTGTAAATAAATATCCGCGATTTGAATCTATTAAAAAGGCAATTAAGGCAAATTTAGAAAATAACTTAGTTGTTAATGCCTTGACAAATAAAATAAATACAACTATGACAATTTTTATTTTAAAAAATAACTACGGTTATAAGGATAAAGTAGAAATTGATAAAGATTTTTACGGAGATATTACAATTACTATTGACGGAGAAGAAATAAATTAACAATACTTAGGTTTATTATACCTGTTTTTATCGGTTTTTAGCTTGTTTGCGGTGGTTTTAGTTCGTATGCAGTGTATTTGTATTGTCTTTTACAATCGTTCGTTTAAAACGCTTAAAACAGATAAAATAAACGTTTGTTTGTTTCGGGTGTTCGTTCCGTTCTTTTTTTCCTACCGATAGAAAAACGACTAAAATATTTATTCCGGTGGTGTGCTTTACCGGATATTTCTTTTTTATTCGTTGTTTTAAAAAGCACACACAAAAAAACCCACAGTTTTTTTTGTGGGCTTATTATTATAATAATATAATATAATAATATAGGGATTTGCAATTACCAACAGACCAACTTTTTACAAACGTTTTTGTAAGTAACTTTTACGTATTTTGTAAGTAACTTTTACGTATTTTGTAAGTAACTTTTACGTATTTTGTAAGTAACTTTTACGTATTTGATTTTCTTAGTTTTTTTCGTGGCGCTTTTACAATTTTTATTTCTTTAATCGGTTTAAGTATTATATATTCTTTCTGATTATCAATAATATAGCCTAATTTTTCAGCTTCAATATTTAACCGTTTAAAAAATTCATAAATATTTTGCCTGTTTTGTTTATCTTTTCTGGTTATATATCCAATAATTAAATCATTTTTATATATTTTTATGTTTATCCTACCTTGGTCTATTAAGGAAGTTAGTAATACTCTTTCATTGTATTTTAATATTTCTATGCTACTTAAAGTATTGTTAATAAAATTATTATCGCTTATATTAATGTAATTTTGTTCGTTATCAATTGATAGGTTAACAAATTTTTCGTTGAATTCTATGTATGCCGTTTGTTTTTCATTTTCAAAATCAATATCTATACTTGTTTCAGAAATTATACTAACATCCTTAACTGTTAAAACGTTATCTTTTTTCAATATAAAAACAGCCCTTTTAGATTTCAAATTTTTCAATGCTTTTATGTAATTATTCCGGATACTCCCGGAGTAATTATTTTTACTATTATTTGTTTCATTAATTAGCCGCGTTAAATCAAAAATAATTTTATTGCTTTGCGTTGTTTGTATGATGTTTATATAATAATTCAATACCTGTTTTTCAATCGGTGTGAATTCAGTAAAAATATTTAGTTTGTATTTTTTTTCATTTACAGTTACATCAGTTTTTTTTAGCGTTTCAATATCACTATTTTCAAGTAATTTCATGTTTGAACTATTTATAAACGTGCTATTTGTAAACAATCTGTTTATTTTATTGTCAGGTAATTTAAATTCAATCTTTAATTGTTTCGGTTTCGGTTGTGGTTTGTTTCGTAAAAAAAAGCGAAAAACAAATATAAAATGATATACAACCATGTTAAAGTCTTGTATTTCTTTTAATTCGCCTATTTTTTGTTTGGATTTTATTGCATTACCGATTTTTACTAAATCTAATACCGCACCCGAATCATTAATTAAATTAATTATATCATTATCTATATTGAAATTATCAACAATAAATAAGGCACAATTAAAAGCATAGTTTACTGTATCAATCGATCTATTAAAAGTTTTATATAACAATCGTTCAATACTTTTAAAGTTTTTTCTTGTTGCTGTTTTGTATATTATTTCATTATCTGTATTAATTTCCATTGTGTTTATTTTAAATTCATTAAGTTATTTTTTTTAGCTTTAATTTCGTTCATTCCATCGGTTCCGGTGGTTCCGTTGTTATCATACCATTTAGGCAAAGCAACGTTATTAATTTCATCGTATTCTACTTCAAATTTTAAACTATCTTTAATCGGTGTAGATCTTATTTTTGTGAAATTAATTTCAAATATTCCATTATTACCGGATTTATCTTTGCTTATTTCAATTACGGTATCTGATTTATTAGTAAGTTCGGAACCAATCCAACCGCGTAAATTATCATTTGATTTATTAGTATGCAAAACGTTTAAAATATGGCAATTTTTACGTACTAACAAGCTTTGTAAATTATCTATTATTTCGGTTGCAATTGCCTCATCATTAATGCTTTTAATTAAATCCCTTATGCCATCAATAATAATAAAATTAGCATCGGATTGTAAAATAGCAGCCTGAACAAATTCGTTACGGTGTTCCGTTTTTATATCTTTTAACGAAAATATTTTAAAATTTTCATTATTGGCATTACTTAAATGCATAATACGTTGCCTTATTTGGTTTACTCTAAATGGGGCTTGTTCCGTATCAAACCAAAGTATTTTTATATCGTTTGCGGTTTCTATCGAAATATTGTGTAATTCAATATTTGGTTTTAATAATTCAGTAACCAGTAAAGTAATTGCAAACGTTTTGCCACTGCCTGCGTGCCCTGTTATAACCGATAAATTTTGTTTAAAAAAAACTTCGCTTTTATCGTACTTTAATAAAAATTCTGGCTTTTGATAATCTTTATTTTCGGTAATTAAGCAGTTTTCATATATAGTTTTGTAATCAAAAACGTTTTTATTCGTTTCTATGTTATTCGATTCTATGTTATTCATTATAAATATGTTTTATATTATTTTGGGTAAAATATTCGCTAATTTGTTTATCGCTTGTTTTTATTTCGGTTCCGTAATATGTAAGGATTTTTAAACTGGTTAAATTTTCTTTATGATCTTCGCTTAATTCGCTAATATCTATAAACTTATCCGGATATTTAATAAAATATTCGTATTTATCATAATCAATATCTTTAATATTAAAATCAAATTCAAAAGGCACTAACATACCGATATTTAAACCGCTAATGCCGGTTTTTAATCTGTTATCCAAATCGGAACCTGTAAAGCCTTTGGTTTTAAGTATATCTTTTATGAATTTTTCGGCTTGTTCGTAGCTAATTTTTTCAGGTATATAACGGCCTAAAATAATACTAAAATCCCTTATAACGTAATGCCGGCCTGTATCGGTTTTCATTAAGGTATTTTTAAAAAACTTTTGCAAATCATTAACGTTTTTAGTGGCTTTAACCGGATACGGTTTATTTGTGTATTTATCCTTATTGTAATTGCTTAAACCTTGCTGTTTTTTGCTTGTAATTTCGTTTACAATATCGAAAATTTTTGTTTTATCAAATTTGAACGGAACTGGAACCGGATTAATAAAAATATCATTATCGTAGCTTAAAAACATAATTCTGCTAATATCATTAATCCCGGTATCGGTTTTAATGTTTAATAATTCGCTGTAATAATTTTGAACCTGAAAAAACAAGTTTTTAAACTCATTCGCATTATTAACGGTATCGGTTAAAATCATACCTTTCAACCCATTTGAAGGACTTTTAAACAGTGTTAAAATATGTTTATCGTTTTTTA